GTACCACCTAAATGTGTATTACCTGATACTGAAACATCATCATCAAAAGTTACTGCATCTCCAAATGTTTTATTTGTTAAGGTATCTGTAGTAGATGTACCAACTAATGTTGCTGAACTTGTTGGTAGTGTTATTGTTAAGTTACCACTAAATGACGAATGTGGAGGAGATTGTAAAGCTGCATAATGAGCATTAGAAGACTCACAGTATAATTTAATATTAGATTGTGAACCTGTATTTTTAATATCTATAGAACCACCAGAAACCATAACAGCACCTGTTAATGTTGTAGTTCCTGCTACATTTAATGTTCCTCCTGCTACAATATTTGATACAGATATATTACCTTCGATTGTAGCTGTAACTCCTGTTAAGTTTGTTCCATCTCCATAATATGTGGATGCACAGACTTTACCTAAAACTTGTATGTCTCCTGAAACAGATACATTACTTCCGACTCCAAATGTTCCTGCAACATGAACTGCTCCTGTTGCAACTTGTAATGCAGTATTAACTCCATCACCTGTTTGAACATTTATTAAACTTGCACTAACTCCTTCATTGGCAGAGATTGCCATTTTAAGAATTTGTTTATATGTTTGTGAAACTAATTTATTATCAAATGAACTCATACATTACTCCAAAATCTAACTTTAGTATCATTCCAAATAAAATTAGCTTGATTCCAAGTTAAGTTTCTGCCTGTTGTATCAGGTCTTGCATTTCTAATTACAATGTCTTCTCTTACATCTGGACTTTTATTTTGTGGATGATTTTTTAAATCATACTGACCTTCAAAACATTCAGGACATATTAATAAATTATAACTATTTAAACGCATAACTCTCATGTCATATACAAATGAACATGAATCACACATTGCTTTTGCTCTTCGATTAGAAGCCACTATACCGTCCTTAATTTAGGTTTAAAATAAATACTTGCTCTTTCTTTATCTTCTTCCATAGCTCTAGTTAATATTTCTTCATAATTTGCTTTTAACATATTAATTCTTGTTTCAGCAACTCCTGTTCTTTTCATTGATAAATAGTAAGCTAATCCTGCTGTTAAACAAGGTAAAAATCTAACAGGAGCATCTGCATTTTGTCCTGCTGATTTATTAACATCTTCAACTTGTCGAATAGCTTCGATATTTAAAATGTCTGTAGAATTATTTGGAGTTGGATATAAGAATAGAGTTGGGTTAGATAAGTTTCTTTTTATTGCATATTGAGTAGCTCGACCTGTTTGAAATTTATTTGGTAGCACGTTGAACTCCTCAAATGATATTCTTGTTAATTGTGTTTCAGCTCCACCTGCACTTGTTTGAACTGTAACTACTAAAGCATCACTAACTGAGTCAGCTAATGAAACTGTATTTGTACTTGCAACTACTGTAACTGCAGTTGTAAATGTACTCCATAATAGTATACCACGATTTTGCCAATCATTCAACATTAAATTTATTGAACGTCTAGCTGAAGCAGGTTCGTGTCCAAGAGTTTCTTCACCACCAATCATCTCAGTAGCTTCTTGAATAATCTCATCAATATCTAAATTAAAATTATATGTTCCTGATGTTGCCATTATCCTCTAGCCCTTTTTAATTGTTGTTTAGCTTGTTTAGCTAATCTAGCTTGTTCGTTTTTACCTTGTACTTTTGCTCTTTGTTCTAACACCGTTAATATCTGTATCTTTCTAGCATAAGGTTTTTTAATTCTTTTAACCTTTGCTATTGTTTTTTTTGCATCTGCTACAGTAGCATATTTAATACTTACTGTATCTTTAGGGTTCTCGTCAGTATATAATCTACGACCAGTACCTTTAGGTTTTTTTCCTGTTCCCTTTTTTGGGTCTTTTCTTTTTCTCATTTTTTTTCACATAGTTTGCAACTATCTTCGCTTGATTTGCATGCAGCTTAGAAGCTTTTTTTAATTGTTTAGTTACTTTTTTTAATCTTCTTACCATATTATATTCTTGTTGTTGTTTTTTAAATACAAATAATGTTTGATTATCCATAACACACCTCCTAATTAAAGTTAGTGCGTTTCTTCGGTTATCCTACTTCCAACTCACAGAGTCAAACGATTATGCTGTTTTTTTCTTCTTTTTAAATGTTGACACAAATGTAGGTTTACCTCCTACTCCTTGTGCTTTACTCCTTTTTCTTTTTACTGCAGACCTACGTTGTGATGCTGTCATTCTTTTTGCTTTAGCTAATGGAACACATTTAGGATATTTACGTTTAGAAGTTTTTGCATTCTTTCTTCCACAGGGTTGAAACTTTCCTCCTTTTTTAGGAGCTCCAATATCAACCCATTTTTCTCCCACCCATTTTCTAAGTCCACCACCAGTCTTAGCTCTAACAGTTTTTTTCTTTTTCTTTTTAGTTTTCTTTTTTCCTCCAGGTTTTATTTTGCCAGAACAAACTGCTGATGCATACATATTAGCATATGCTGATGGATATACATCAAACTTTCTTTTTGCTGCTGCCTTACCTTTTGGACAAAGTTTAGCCATTACTTAGTTCTACCACCAGACTTACGTCTAAGAGTTCCACCTTTTGACATATATTTAGTTCTCTTTGTGGGACCACCTCCCATTCTTTTAACAGTTCCACCTTTTGACATATATTTAGTTTTTTTACCTGGCATTTTTATTTCCTTTCTTGTTTGTAAAGATTGTTAAATGTTTGCTCTGCATCTAAATAACTATCATGAATCTCTGATGAATGAAGATGTTGAGATGGTACAAAATCAGGAGCACCGTCTCCTTTTAACCAGAGAGCAGGACTAGTTACTCGAACTCTATTATTTGGTAATGCTACTATATTACCTGTCCAATTACCTGCATCAATTAATTGTAAAACATGATTTTGTTTATGTTGAGCAGGACAATCAGAAATATCACTTTCTGTAAAATCTACGGTAAACATGTAACGACCTTTATAAAATTCACCACCAATTTTACATAACCAAGGACTTGCAGTTAACAAGTCTAATTTAATAATTGAATGTGTTCTTGAAGAACAATCCCAAGGTTGAGCTAAATGTGTTTCCATTCTTTCAGGAGCTTCATCTAATACTTCGTCAGCTATTAAAGCTGTGATTGGCATTCTTGCCCACATTGCACCACCATGTACATTCTCTTTTTCTCCAACTCCTGTAAATACAACTTGAAATGATAAACATCTATCAGGAATTGTTGTAACAGCAAAAGCTATACCATGAAGTAATTCATCGTCATATTTTAAATGGTTATGGGTAAATTCTTTTCTAACCCAACATTTAAAGTGGGGGATATTACTTATTAAATATGACACTTAACACCTCCATCTTCGTCTAGCTTGTCTTAACCTAGAATTTGGATTCTTAGCTGCTTTAGGAAACTTTTTCATTTGCCCTGCAGACCTAGCACAAAAACTTCTTCTTCTTGCTGCTCTTTTACCTGTAGGTTTTTTTTCTGTTACAGCAGTTTGTAATTTACTTCCAGGGTTTTGTCTTCTATATTTTTGAACACCTTTTTTAGTTAGACCTGCACCTTGTTTAGTGGGACGTTTATCTCCACTACCAATGGTCATGCCTTGCATTCCCTTACCCTTTTTCTTTTTTTTCCTAGGCAATTTTAGTATAACCTGCAGCAACTATATCATTACCGTTATGACCAGAAGATTTATTTCCAATCATTCCACCATAACGTCTATTGATTAATCCACCTTGAGCTTTACCTTTTAACTTTTCTTGTTTAATAGTTTGTCCTACAGCTTTTTTACCTGATGGTGCAGGTGCAATCTTTAACATACCTTCAGCAACAGATTTCTTTTTTGGGTCAGCAGCTCTACCAATAAAAGCTGAAACTTTATCTTTATCTACTTTTACTCCTGCATTTTTAAGAAAATCTAATACTTGTCTTGGAGTTGTTTTACCTGCTTCAAAAGCTGCTTTAATACCTTTTCCAATACCAGTAATTCTAGTAGCTTGTCTAATTTTAACAGACCCTGCACCAGTTCCTTTAGTAGTTGTTGCTGCAGCTTTTTCTGTTGGTTTAGAAAACATTTTTAAATTATTTTTTAAAAATGAATTAGCAAACTTTTGTTTATTAGTATCAACAATATTTCCTAAACTTTTTTTAAAGTTTTCTGTTGATACATTTTTACCTTTCATAAAATTTTTAATAGCTGTATTAGCTTGTTTTTGAGTTTTCACTCCTTTTAATATTTTTCCTAATCTTATTAGTGACATTTGTATTCCCCCTTATTTTACAAATATGTTTGGCACAGGTTTTAACTCTGTAGCAAAATCTTTTGGTTGTTGATATTCTTCATTAACAACTGCATCTTGAATCGGACCATGAACGTCAGGTCCCTTTCTAGCAGCTCCGTATCCTTGACCTGTTGGTTTTCCTGTAATCTCAGAAAGCTTTGGGTTAGGATGTAAATTAGTTCTTGGTCCCATTAGTTTCCTCCTTTATCATAGAACGATTGAATAAATTTATTTCCGTCATTGGATACTTTACCTCCATAAAGTTGGTATTGCATCCCAGTCTTCTTGTTCTTTTTATTTTTTTTATTACCTGGTTTAGTAATTTGTTGTGATATATTTGTTCTTAACATAACCATATTATACCTTATCATATAGGAAAGATACAAGCTCATTTCCTCCTATCATTCCTCCACGTTTTTTATCAAAGATATCTCTTAACAATTTTTCATTTTTAGTCATTTTTCTAGACCCTTCAATAACCTTTAATTTTGGAGGAGATTTTTTTGATGGTTGTGGAAGTATTTTTTTAGAAACTATTTCTGGTGCTTCTGAATTTGATTTTACAAAATTTTGTAATTGTTTTGTTGACATTGTTTTTAACTTATCTATCTCTTTTTTAGCTTCTGTGGTTACATATTTTTTAAAATCTTTCATGAAATTAATGTAATGTTTAGGTGCAGTTTTATCTGCTATACCTTTCTTTGCACTATCTAGTTCAAACTTGTTATTTAGTTTAATTAACTTTGTAGCTTGTTTTAATAAATATTTTCTAGGGTCCATAATTATACCTTATCATATAGGGAAGCTATAAGTTCATTTCCTCCTATCATTCCTCCACGTTTTTTCTTTTTTGTAGGAACTACTTTTAATTTTGGAGGAGGTCTATTTGATGGTGAAACAATTTTTTTTCTTGTAACTATTTCTGGTTTAGGTGAAAAATCTTTTATAATACTTTCTAATGTTTTTTGAGGATATCCTTGTAGCTCAGACATAATTTCTTTTACATTTCCTAAACGAATTTTAGGATTCTTTTTAGCATACATTTTTAATATTTCTAAAGCTTTTGTTGCTAATTCTTTTTTCATTAGTTTGACCCCTGTATTAAAGTATTAGGTCCACCTGTAGGACTATTTGCACTTTGCATATCATCTTGTCTTGTTCTTCTTGCTTGATTACGTAAACCATCTATGGCATTTTTATATCGTGTTTCAAACAATGTCATGTTTTCAAAGTTTTTCATAAATACACTAGCTTCAATCATGCATGAATAAAATAATGCATCATAACAAAACTCACTAAAATAATTGGTGGGATTAGCTGAAGTTAAAGCTGCAGGACGTGACACAGTTTGTATCTCTCCTGATAATGTAGAAGTGGGAGTTGGTACAATATAAATAGATGTATTATTTTTTCTTGAATAGTATCGAGGAACTCCTGTAGATGCACTAGCATAAGGAAAATAATCTATTGCATATTCATATGTTCTTTGTAATAGATTAACTTTAACTCCTGCTGAGACACCTGTAGTCGAAGCACTAGTTGTATAGTTTACATTTCTAACAACTCTAGTGCCTGAAGGAAGTGATACTGTAGGATTGCTTGCTGATAATGTAATAGTTGTAAAAACGTCCAACCCAAAATCATCTAAGTCTTTTGTTAAACGTATTTCTGCTTTCTCAATAAAATAAGGAATCTGGTCTGCAAACTCTGTAGAATCGTTTTCTGTTGTATTAATTAAATCTGTTCTAAGAAACGAATAAGTAGACACTATATTATCCTACAAATAAAGTGCATGAACTACCATCAGAAGGCATAGATACACTTACAGATGCATTAAATTTTACTCCCATATCACCTATATAAATATCAGTTGCACTACTTACAAGAACTTGAAATTTAATTTTATCCCCTGTAGTATCTTTTAATGCAAAAGTACCTCCTGCTGTAACTGCAACTGCATGTATTGCTACAACTCTGGTAGTATCTGTTGTAGTGACAATAACTCCATTTGTTGCTCCAGTAAAAAACTTTGATGTTATATTATTAGCCATTTTAACTCCTTAAAATAGGGAGAGTATATTTCAACTCTCCCTAAATATTAGTGGTTATTAACCACCTGGGTTTCCGAACCAACCTCTCCAGTCAGATACTCCAAAAGAATATCTTTCTCTGGCTTTAAATCTGAGGTTACCAGTATCAAAATCAGGTTCCATTTTAGTTTGTAAAGGTGTTCTTACAAACATCTTAGTTCCATTTGGTACATCAGTTTTAAGGAACCATGCATCGGTATCAGTAAAACGTCTGTTTGAATAGAACCCTTCTGGAATCAGACCCATATGTCTAACAGCATTTATTCTGTTAGCAAGCACAGCAGTATCTTTTGCAGCAGAAGCAGGGAAACCGATTGTGTTTCCTGCAGCATCTGTTTGTGCTAGAATATTGGTTGAACCAGGAGAACCTAATACTTGGTCAGCAGTAAATATTAAATCTACTGGTACATGTAAAGATACAGGAGAAGAACCAATTAAGATACCTCTGTCATCTGTATATTTTTGTACTAAGGTTATAGCATTCTCTAATGAACCTTCTGATAAGTCAGCACCAGTAGCAGTATTGCTTTGGTTACCTGCACTTACAGTTGGGTGAGCATTTGAGAAAAATGCTACTCCGTCACCGATTTGGTTAGCAGCAGCAGCACTAAAACCAAAGTTGTAGATATCTGCAGCTTTAGCTTGTTTTGTGCTTGCCATAGCTCTAGCTAAACCTTTTGCTCTTAATTTAGCAAAAGAGTCATAGAGGTTATCCTCCATGGCTTCTTCGGTAATTGCAAAAGCTAATGCGATTGTTTCGTTGGTATACCTTGCAGTATAACTCTCAGAAGCATCGTCAAAAACGACTGCAGCACCTTCTTGTTTAACAGGAGCTTCACCAAATCCTGTAAACAGAACTTCTTCTTCAAAAGCTCTGTCTGAGTTTTCTATTTCATAAAGAGGTTCGTGTTCGTTATTAACCTCACCATACTCCAATCCAAAAACTGAATTTAGTCCAGGAAGGAGTTCTTTGCTTATAGCAGCTCTATTTATAGCCATGTTATATTTCCTTTCCTATTAAGCAGTTGAGACTGTAGTTGTTATATAATTATCATAGTGATTATTTAACTTAACTTCATACCAAGGGTATTGGTCTGTTACACCTGCTGAAGTACAAGTATCTGTATCCCAAGGAGCTCTTCTAATAACTCTAAGATTTCTTTGAGCATCAGCAGCACCACTTGAGTCAAATACATAACCACTATTACCTGTTATTTTAGACCCTGTTCCAACAATCCAAGGCACGTTAGTTGGTTTAGGATTTCCTACACCAGATACTGCAACAACTGAAGCATCTCCTTGAATAAAATAAGTTTGAGCAGGGTCTCTAGATATATGAATTTTTATATCTGTTCCTGAAGTTCCACTTTCCCAGTATCTTCTAAATACCTGTTCTCCGTCGACATTGACATAACTAATTCCTTGAAATACTCCAATACACTTGTCGTTAGCTTCAGCAGGAGCAGGTAAAACTGTACAACTGGTCCCTGCTTTTAAAGGGTCTCCAACGTACATGCTTCCTAATGCAGCAGATGGAAGTATGCTTGCATCAGCTCCAAACCAAGAAATAGTATCAATACCAGTAGAATTGGAACCTTGACCATTTTTTCTCGCAAGAACTAATCCACGAGGGGCATTTACACTAGCCATAGTTTATTCCTTTCTAAATAATGTGTAAGAGTATTACTCCTGAAAAGCAGCAGTTTTTCCTCTTACGGTTTGCGTTGATTTACTAGTATTAGAAATTGGCATACGAGAGTTATTGTTTCTCATTAACTGACTGTTAACTGCATCCATTAAATCTCCTGCCTTTTTCTCATAAAATTTTTGTCGAGCTACATATCGTTGCTTTGGTAATTTTGCCAAAGCTAAGTCCCCACGACAGACTGTTCCGTTGTATCGACCACCCTCTCTCACGAAAGAGGTTGAAGCCATTTCAGGAACTTCCGTAGGAAGAATAAATTTCCATCCAGTTTGCGTTTTTTTACCTACGTTAGCTATATCATCTTGTCCACGCATAGCCACTCGAATCCAACGTAGTACCATTCCCTGTTCTTCAAATCTTTTTTGAACAGCATCAGGTATTTCTAATGCATTTGGTTCTGTAAATGTATATTCTTCTTCTCTAGTTTCCATTTCCCTAGTTTCTTCAGTACGTGATTTTACTCGTGTTGTTGTTGTATTATTTGTTTTAGTCATATTAATCTCCACGTTATATTACATTTGTATACTCACCGTCAGCTTGTGCAGCTTTCAGTTTTTCTTGAGCATACTTCTCAAGAGGTATACCCCATTTTTCAGCAAGCTTAACATCATTTTGTGAAAGCTTAACTTTCTTTTTAGAGTTCGGAGAAGTACGTGAGCTTTTCCCAACCACTTGAGCAGGTTGTGACGTGTTTCCTGCAGCACGTTCATTTGGAACTTTTCCATTCGTTTTAAACTTATGTGGAAAGTTTTCTTGCATTCTTCTATCAATTTCTTCATAAAATTCATCATCAGTAGTGCTATATCCTTCAGCTTTTAATTCTGCATCAACAGCTAATGCTGCTGCTGTCATTACTCTGTCAGGACCAAACCAAGTATTTTTTGCTGCCCAATCTTGTGCTTTAGGGTCAGGTTGTGGTATTGGTCTTTGTACTGGTTGAGTTGGTTGAACTGGAGGAGCACCTGATATATCTTTCTTAGTGCTTCCTAAAGTTTTCAAATCAACCTGTGCTTCGTTTAACATCTCTTGAGCTTTTAAAATTTTATCTTTATCTTGTTGCTCATATGCATCTTTATAAGCTGTTCTAGCTAGTTCTATTTTATCTTTTAATTGTTTTTCTGTAGCTTCTAAATTTAATTTACTAACCTCTGAAAAACTTTTTTCTTTTTCTTCTAAATTTTTTTGTAACTGTTCCGTCTTATGTATTAACTGTTGAATTTGCTCATCACGTTCTTTTCTTTGTCTAATTAATTGTTTAATTCTTTTTTGAGCTCCATCAGTTTTAATACCTTCAAGTTCTTTTGGTTCTTCTTTTTTTAACTCAACGTCTGAAGGTGGTTCTACATTTTCAGGTTCTTTTACTTCTTCCTTTACCTCTTCTTCCTTTACCTCTTCTTCTTTATCTTTTTCTAATTCAACCTCTATCTTTTCTTCTTCTTTAGGTTGTTCTACTTCTACATTATTCCAATTCTCTTTGTCCATTTTTCCTCCGTTGTTTACGAGACAAACGATTTTACGTTTATATTAATTATACTATATAATATATCTATTATACAAATTTACGATGAAAATTTTGTTAAATTAAAAGTAGGGTCTAAATGTGTAGGGTCCTCTACTTTCATCATAACTTGGTCATCAAATAAAATAAGTAATCTTACTCCTTTATAAAATAACTTTGTACCAGTATGTTTACCATAACATATGTAATCTCCTACCTGACACCAAGGTCCTTTAGGAAATTTGTCGGTATCTTGATATGCTAAGTCTCCTACACCTAATACTTTACCAACTGTTGTTAAATAAGCTATATCATCTTTTGTTGAGTCAGGTAATAATATTCCACCTTTAGTTTGAGTTTTAATTGAAATTGGTCGTACTAAAATATGAAACCCTGGTAACTCTGGTAATACTTTTGGGTCAGCTTGTTCTTTTTCATCTGTAATCCAATCATTATTTTTTATAGCTCCACCTAATGTTGTTTGCTGCATTTATTCGTCATCCTCCTGATATGTTCTTTTTTTAACTATACTTTTTAAATTTTGTCTGCACCATTCAATTCCTTGAATAGAACCGACTACTTGTTTGTAATGAGCAAAGTCTTCTGCTCCTCCTGAACCTAATGTATCTTTTAATCTATTCTGTTCTTTTACAAACTCTTGTATTACTTCATCCCAAATATTCATTACTGTTTATTTGTTTTTGTGGTCTTAACTGGATTTGGATATTTCCAAGTATTTTCATCATACTCGTTAAGAACAGAACTGTGTTGACGTAAACCAACAGAACCTTCTGTAATATCTTTTTCACTCCAGTCACCATAAGAAGTACCATAGTTTCGTACGTTTCTTATTTTATCACTTAGTGCCATCTTTACCTCCTTTAATTGTTTGTTCATCTAACTTCATAGCATCTGCCATTAATTTAGCAGAAGCTATTTCTCTTTTTGTTTTATCTTTTTCTTCGTCTCTAACTAATTCATTTAATAATCGTAGAGCATTTTGTCCTTCACTAGCTTTTACTCTAGATTCTTCTATAGCTAATTTTGTTAACATCTCTAAAGATTTAATCTGTTCTTTACTAATTCTATCTGATTGAGCTTTTTCACTTTTCATAGTATTTGTAACTTTTTTAGAAGCAGCATCTACTAATAGTTCATTTTCTTTTAAGTCTAGTTCTTTTGTTTCTAGAGCCATCTTTGCATTTTGTACTGCAGCATCTACTTTAAGTTTTTCTTTTTCTAATTCTACTTTAGCTTGTTCTAGAGCAACCATTTGTTGTTCTGGAGACTGTACCATACCCATAGCTTTATTAGCATTTAAAATTTGTTGAGCTGCATTAGCCATTACTATTTCTCCAACATTAGGAACTTGTTGTTGCTCTGGAGTTAATTGTTCTAAGCCAACTTTTGTCATACCACTAATTTGTTCTTGATATAATAATATAGAGTGTTCTTGTATATTAGCTTGTAATACAGGAACTATTCTAGCCATAATAGGATTAGCTCCATTTCTAGGGTCTTGTAAATAAGCTGTCTTTACTTTAATATGTGCATCATGGTTTTGTCCAGGAAATGCTTTTACTGGAATACCTTTAGTAGCAGCTATAATATCTGAGATAGGGTCTAATGGTTGAGACTCTGGTTTTTGAGGTAAAATGTTTTCTAAGTTAGGCATATTAGCTGAATGTAATATAGTTCTATTTAACTCTTGAATATTAAACATACCTGGAGGTGACTGTTGTGCCATTTGTAATGCCATATTAGCTAACATCATTCTATGTGCATTACTTGGAATATTAGGGTCACTTACAGGTATTACATCTATCTTACCATCAAAATCACTTTTAAAAACTGACCTATCTTCATTAGGAACTTCATATGGATATTCACTAGGTAAATATTCATAGTCAATTCTTGCTAAAATTTTAAATTCATCTCTTTGTGATTTGTGAATACGTTTATGTATAGCTGTAAAAAATTTAGATGAAGCTTCTAATAAAGCCATAGTTGTTCCTACAGGTCCATAAGAAGCAGCATCGGAGACAATTTGTTCTGTGCTATCAGCAAACTTTTGTCCTGCTTGAGCTACGAAATTGAGCATCTGGTATAGAGTTGAGGAGGGTTCTTTATATGGAAGAGGTATGATAGCTTTTGAGAGGTCTACACCAGTTGCTTCAATTTCCTTAAATTCACCAGGAGCTATTGGTTCATTGTCTCCAACCATTCTAACTCCTTTAGCTTTAAACCCTCCAGGGAGGTTCGCAAACTGTCCTGCATCTACAAGAGACCTCATAGCTGCAGTAGCAGTCATAGTTAGGTTACCTAGAAAATGCATTAAACCTAAACCATAAAATCCAAAACCAGGAACAAATCTGTAATGTACAAAATGATTTCTTTTTTCTTTTGTTTTACTTTCAGGAGAATAGTTTCTTCTAATACTTAATACAACTCCTGATTCTTGTTCTACTGTTACAATGTACGGTAATGGTTCATCTTCATCTTCTATTGTTAAAAATGTATGTTGTTCTAATAATACATGTTGTGGGTCATTATCATAGGATGGATTTAATCCTAAGATTGTATCCATCTTTTCTGTTAAACTACTTAATGTAGGATTAGAAGGCATCGGTAGTTGAGCATCTACATACACACCTGAAGCAATATCTTTTTGTAAGTCTACAGGGTTTTTATAAATTACGTGAGTGTATCTTTCAGCATTTCTTAAATTACTTGCAAAGTAAGATACATAAAATTGGTCTATTGGTATAAATTCTGATACAGGTCTTTTTAATGTTTCATCATAATATATTTTTTTAATAGCAGAACCTATTAATGGTAAATGAAAAAGCATTCTTTCAAATTCATCAAAGTATTCTGGCATTTGTTCTGTAAGCTGATAGTTCATAAATCCTTGAACTCTGTTAGCTTGTTTTTCTTTATCAGGAGTTACCTTACCAAGTATTTGAGATTTTACAGGACCTGCAGGAGGAAATAATTCTTGTGATGCTTTTGATTGAAACTTAACTGCTGATTCAATTAATAAAGGATGAACTGCAGTACAAGCACCTTCAAAAGGTTCTACAGCATCTTGTATTTTTAAACCAAGTAAATCAAATCCTCTTTCAAACATAGATTCCCAATCAGCTCTTGATTCTTTATCTGCTTGAAACTTATCTCTTACTTCTGCTGAAATATCAGCTAGAGTATCATCATCTAAATTTTCTACCATATTACCATAGAACTCTGCCATCTCTGGTTCAGCTTGCATTTCAACTTCTACACTTTCAAAGTCTACAGTTAAACCACCGTCAGGTTCTATTTCAAAACTAACTTGACTATCCTTATTTTGAGGAAGTTCAATTACATTTGTTTTTTCTTTTTCAGATTCAAAAGGATTTTTTTCTATTGCCATTATATTGTCCTTTGTGTGTTATAATTATTATTATAGTTTCTTATTACAGTTCCACCTTTTCTTCTAGGTATTTGAAGTTCAGCATCTCCCATTTTTGTAGGACTTAATAAATATACTAAAGGAGACCGTTTTACTCCTTTTGTAATTAAACTTTTAATACTGCCTGGAGGTACAGGTGCTTCTTGTTCTGTTTGCACAGGTATTTCTTTTTTATCTTGTACTTCAACTTCAATAGCTTCAGGTTCTGGAAGTCTTTTTGTTGGAGGTGGTTGTTGTTCACCTGGTCTTAATTTTTCATATAATTTTTTACCTACATATTTTTGTCCTTGGTCTAAGGCAAAATCTAAAATATCTTTTCCAATATTTAGTGCTTCGTTAGTTTCATTTTGTTGAAAACTATTATGATATGTGTGGTCGTACATATCTCCTTGTTGATATAAATTTTTTCCTTGATATCCATACATATCTTCCATAAGATTATTATATTCATCAAATAGAGGGTCTTTTAAATCTTGTAAGTTTAATCCTGTTAGTCGTTTTAAAGTTTCTTGAGCTTGCTCTTCAGTACCAATGTCTCCATCTTCTTCAAAACTTGGAAGAATATCTTGTAACTCTACATCATTTAAATTATACTTCTTTTTTATTTTGTTTCCAATATCTTTTAACGTTTCAGACTTTTTAAAATATTCTACAATAGGACTTGAACCATCTTTATATTCTTGTAAAAATATATTTTTAATATTTGAAAAATTTTTTAATGTATCTTTATAAGATAAGAATCCTCCATCTTGTATTATTCCATATGTTTTATCTTGTACATCTGTTTTTCTTACAGCATTTAATGGTAAATTATATTCTGTAACAGCATTAAATAATTTTGATTGATTTGATTTTTTTTCTAAAACTGTATTAATTTCTTCTATTGTTGGATTTTTAAGAAAGTCTTTACCTTCTACAAAGTCACCTGCATCTCCAATTATAGGTGGTATTTTATTTTCTGTAATTGTTTTAAATAATTTTTCTTTATAATATTCAGGGTCATTAATTCTATCTAAAGGACTTATTCCTTTTCTTTCATAAATAGCTATAGGTCCAAGTCTTCCTCCATCTGTAGTAAAACTTTTTAATAAAGCAAATATTCTATTTTCTCTTGGAGTCAATTCATTTTGTGCTAAACCTTGTAAAATATTTTTTGTTAAATCTAATTTTTGATTTATATCTAAACCCATCTTCACAGCTTCTCCAATCGAAGCCAATCCTGAACCTGGTAAAGCTGTAGCACCTGCAACTTTAGCAGCTCCTTTTAGAAACTGTCTTCGAGTTATGTCTGGTAATTTTTTCTCTGCCATATAAAAATAATTCAAATAATAACGTATATAAGATTATACTTACAAAGTATAGCATTAGATTCTCCAGTAGGCAAGTTTTTTCTGTCGTCTTGGTTCTTCCCATTCAGGGTCTTCAGGATGTGATAAGTGCCAAGACTCCTTCATATAATGTATTGCCATAACCATAGCATCTACCTGGTCATCGTGAGCAGCATTTGGAAAACGCAATAATTCTTCTATAAATTCATCTGACCATTTTTTACCTGAGGGTATCCATACTCTTCCTGCTTCAAGCATAGGAGATGCAGAATATACTCTAGCTACTTTATCTCTATCAGGAGTATACTCTAAAACAGGTAAACCACTTCTACGTAAATCCTGAATCAACGATTGTCCAGAAGCTTTCTTTTCTATAATACAAACATCAGGTCTGTGTTGATAGTAAAGTGTCTGTGATAAACGTCGGAGCTCTGGATATTCAAACCGTCCTCTTATATTACCAAGTAATATTAAATTTGATTGATAGCTTTCATATCCGTAGTCATCTTGTTCGTAGTTTGAGAAGATACCCCATGTTTGAATCACACTATAGTCGGCAGTTGTTCTTGTAGAGAAAGCAGTATCGTACGTTTGAATAATAAAATCACAAGGTGGTGGTTCAGAATATTCCCACCATTGGAGCCAATTCTTTTTTATAAGCCCTCCTTCTTCAGGAGTTGGGTCTTGCATATATAGTGCATTCCAATATCGTGAACCATTGGATGCCTTAATTTCTTCTTCGTCTATTTTTAATAAATTGTTTGGTTTCCATTCAGGAAAGTAGGATGAACCAACAGGGAGTTTTAAAAGTTTGGCTGAGTCTTCGTCTAACCAAGCAGGAATACGGATAACCTCCCAAGGAAGAATATCATACTCCGACATTTCTTCTTGTTGTTTTAGTAACCATCCACATAAATCGTCGTAATGGTACCTAGTATTAATAATTAGGATAGAACCATTAGGCATTATACGTGTTCGTAGTCCTGCAGGGTACCAATCTTTTACATATTTACGTCCTGCTTCAGAATATGAGTCTTCTTCGGACATGACATCGTCTAGAATAGCTATGTGAGCTCCACGACCTGCTATTTGACTTCTAACACCTGCAGCATAATACGTGCCACCTAGGTTGGTCTTCCATTTTCCTGCAGCTCTAACGTCAGACCTTAGTGTTACTCCTGGGAATATCTTTGTATATATCTCTGTAGATACTATATCTCTTACAGACCTACCAAAATCACTAGATAGTTGGTCACTATGGGATACTGTTAGGATTTCATGCTCTGGATTCTTACCCATATACCAGGCAGGGAATAGTTTTGAGCATATTACAGACTTGGAAGAACGTGGTGGTAAAAAAACCATCAGACGTTTTATCTCTCCAGACTCTAATTGTTTTAATTTATTGGATATAACCTCTATATGTCTACCCATTTTCCAGTCAGATACTAGAGTGGGTGCCATTTTCCTGACGAAAGAAAGAAAATCTTCGTTGCAAATCTTTTTTGAAAGAGAAAATAAACGGTCTCTTAGTCCTAAATGGGCTTCAGTCTCGGCATTAAAGTTTTCTTCCATACTATTTAGATTATATAGAACTATTTATAGTTATACAAGTATTATTTTAAGTATTAATAACTAAATAATTAATCTAAGATAGTCTTAACTATTATATAGTCTTAGATATCTAAGAATATTTTTTGATATATCTATACTATATATTACTCCCCACTAAAAAGCAAGAACTTTTTTTTAAAAAAGAGTTAGTTATATAGAAAAGACCAGGTAAAAGTTTTATCTAGACTGGCAAAATGATGAAAGTGCCGAGTTATTTCGTAAATATGTCACACCTATGTCTTATATATATAGCAGGGCTATACAGATTTTTGACGTACCCCCTACACACGTACAAGACGTATGAGGTCTCCTACGCAAACAGATACCTTACGAGACCTTATACGTCTTATACGTACGAGAAATGGAGACTCAGCAGTTCTCAGTCGTCTCATACGTGTCTGTAATGCATCATCTACGTGTAAGAAAATTATCTCGTATATACGTCCAAGACCTTGAAAAACCTAGTATATACACACGAAAACCCCTCACGTACTTACGGTCAATCAAAACCTTGGAAGTCATCAGAAAACCCCATCGTATGTACAATGTCGTCACGTATGTCGTCATAGGAGATTCTCTGAAACCCTCAGAAATCTGGGGTTTTTTAGGGGGGTTGACAACCCTTTGAGGATTTGGTATTCTAGAGTTAGCTTTTTTCGAAGTGTTATCATAGCATACACACGAAGAAAGTCGATGTTTGTTATGTACACACGAAGAGAGTTTTATTAACGTCATACACACATTAGGAGGTTATTATGACAAAACTTACACGTACATTCATCAAACCTGCATTTTCTCTTACGTTATTCGGAAGAGAGATTGCACTCGTATCACTAGACCCACGTAAGAAGTGGACGTATACCGATGCCAAGGGTTATCTCTTGCAGACACGTACACGTCACTCTGGTGTCTGGGCTTCTCAGCACTCGTACAAGATGGCACTCAAGAATGGTGGCTCTCGTACGGTCGGAGGTGTGAAGCTAGACTCCAAAGGTCGTGGGGTCAAGGTTCTTGCGTCTAGCACACACTTTGCTGACAAACACAAGAGCTACTACGTGTACGGATTTGTGCCGTTCCTCAAGAGGGTTTTCGGTTCATTTGGTTTACACAAACGTGGATACAATCCGTTCCACTCGTTGAAGAGAACGGACTTCGACAAAGCTTAGATGCACTAGCACGTGGGGGACTCTACATCCCTCACGAGTGCTTCTGTAAGTCCTATGCGTAGGATTTTCAGAAGCATTTCGCTTCATTCCATAACACACACAAGGAGGTAACAATGGAATTTTACATCGTAGAAAATACGTACGGATGGAATCTTGAGACTCTAGACGTAGACGATTACATAGCACTTGCCGAAGGTAGGCACAGCTACATCCAATCGTGGTCGGTCGGTGGTGAGTTGCTGTTCAAGACGTTCACGAACTACGACGAAGCCGTCAAGTATCGTGACGAGAAGGAAGCCGAAGAGGAGTTCGAGAAAACCTATGGTTAAGCTTACTCTTCGTATGTGCAAGGACATAAATATGTGGGCATTAGACCGTCCAATTGACGATATCCCAGATGCCCACGTGAAAGGTTCTTGCATTCACAAAACTTCGTTTTGTAAGCAAACGTGCTACAACGTGAAGTTATATCGTATGTTTCCGAATATGCGTAAGAAGGATATCGAAAACGAGCAATTCTGGCAGTCTCTCCCTTGGACACACGTGGATTGGGACAACGAAGCTCTGGCATTGCTCAAGGGTAAAATCGACCGTATGCGTAAGAGACCAAAACGTATTCGACTGATGACACGTGGAGAAGCATTCAGCTCCATTGCTGATGTGTTTCGTGTGAAGGTACTATGCGAAGCATTCCCAGACATCGTGTTCTGGTGTCCTACTCGTGCTTGGAGACAAGGTCAGCTTCGAGGGGTCATACGTGACCACTTGTTCGAGGTGAAAAACTTAAACCTCAACGCATCACTCGACCCTACGACCACACGTGAGGAAAAGCAATCGTTGTTTGCCGAAGGGTGGTCGACGATGTTCTACGGAGACGATAGGATGGAAGCCCAAGCAGGTAGGTTTCTATGTCCGAAGACACACAAGAAGCTGAAGAAAATCTGCACGTTATGTAACCGAGGATGTTTCCGAGGGACTGCACAAGGTGTGCCATCCCACGTACATCTCTCACAACACTAGGAGGAGGTGAGCAGTATGAAATGTTGTATATGCACACAAGAAATTGAGGTCGTACGTAATGACGAAGGTGACGTAATTTGGGACAGAGGAAACGATGCTATGCCGTTCAAGGATGGCAGGTGTTGTAACCGTTGTGACCAAGCCGTAGTGATGCCAATGCGTATGGGTAGGCAAGAGGAAGCAATGTTTAACGCATTCGTAATACGAGAGGAGGTGGGGGTATGAAAACCAACACAGACATAGCAATGCTACTAACCGATGCAATCTTGAACGAGTTCGAACGTCTAGGGGTATGCAAAATACCCTTGGACGAGCATAAGTACTCGTTTGAGTTGCAGGACTTAATCACCGATACTCTTACGAGTATTGCAAATCAGAGCAATGTGGACGATAATACCGTAGGGGTAGGTGAATTACCTACAGAAAGTGAGGAAAAATGAAGAAAATTATACACGTAAATCAGCACGTTATACGTGCAAACGGCAAGAGTGGGGACAGAAATCCCCCTCTTACGTGCAAGACGTACAAGCACAATGCATACTTCCACGAGATTGAGGTCAAGGGAGGATGCAAGATTGTGTACAGTCCAGACAAACCCTTATCGTGTGGTGCAAAGGTCTGGATTGAGACGAATGGTGAAGTCGTAGGTGTCTTACGAAAGTAGGACACTTGCACTCGTGTTTATGCAAGTAAATTTTTTTTTATTTGCACAAGCACGATTGGTGCTTTGGCAACATGGAGAGTTGTCGCATGTGGGTCTACTGAGGTGAAGTAAGTGTGTGGACGCAACACTTAGTTATCGGAGTGATATCCCTTCAAGCAGGTAGGCATGGCACGTTTCTAGGGTAATACAAGACAATCTCAAGAGTTATAGCTTGAGTGCCTAGAGGGGGAACTGTAACTCCCTCAAGATTGGTTCGACTCCTTTACTCTCCACCTAATTCCTTACGTGTGTGTGGGATAGCACGAGGATGAAATTTTTTTTGTCCTCGTGTGTACTTAAATGAAAGGCAAGACCGATGTACATAATAACACAAATCAATCCATACTACTTCGAAGATGATGTGATGATGGACGAAGATGGTATGCAAGTTTTAAAATTCAAAACCAAAGCTGAAGCTAATAAATTTTTAGCAGATGAATTTCATTTGACAGATTCTGAAATTTTTGCTAATGGTTTAGAAGTAGTTTATTTACAATAATTTTTTAAGGAGGTGAGACTATAATGAGCAAGTATGATTGGCAAGGTAATGTTATCGAACAATGTGACCCATCACGTAATATTCACAAAGGTGATTATGTATTCAAGCTGAAGGATGCAAACGGTTACTCTTGTGGTAACGTGTGTGATTATTGTTACGACGAGGTCAAAGCTAAGTATAGACCAGAAATATTTGAACAACCCTATAACGATGAGGAGGTATAATGGACGAATGGAGAGATAAATTCTCTGAGCAAGAGTTATTAATCTATGATTTCTTAAAGGAAAACAAGATTGATATTGAAGACGTGATTGATGTAATCATCAAAGTTAATCGGCTTGTTGGTGTTGGCTTAGTAAGTTTAGAAGAACACGTAGTGAAGGCAATTAAGAAGCACCACAGACACGAATCATTTGAACAATTAATGAGATAGAAAGGAAAAATTATGCAATTATTAACTGAAGAAATTAAGAAAAAATTAGTTTCAAATCACGAAGCCCAAGACGGAACTAAAAAATTTAAGGCAGTAGTGAAGCTTTTTAATCCGACAGGTGTAGGAACGTGGTATCTGTCAGAATTAAATCCTAAAACGAATACTGCATTTGGTCTATGTTGTATCCACGAAGAAGAACTTGGCTACGTAGATTTGAATGAGTTATTATCTTTTAAAGGTATGATGGGATTAGGAATTGAACGAGACAAATTCTTCACACCTAAACCATTAGAAGAGTGTAGAACGTGAGTCAGAAAAATATCATAATCCAAAAGGCACACGATGACATTCAAAATATTTATCAGAGTGTCATCCCTTGGATTAATGAAGCAGAAGGTGAGAGAGAAATTATCCACAGTTTGTTTCAAGATTTATCTGATAAATTAATTGATAACAAGGAGAAGGAAAAGTGATGCCAGACGTAGAAGAAAAAGAAACTCTAGCCCAACTTGTACAAGAAGGGTTAGAGATGGGGTTGGAGCATTTCGAAGAACTGCAAGGATATGTAGCAGAACATTATGACTTGACATCTTCGGATGACTCCTATATTTTAGAACTATGGAATGAATATTGGAGTAACTATAATGACAGATAAAGAAAGAATAAAATTAATGCATGATGAATTGAAGAAGATTGCAGAAGAGTTAAGAGAAATGAAATCTAATTTATATTTCTTCATGCTTCAGAAACTTCAAAGGAAAGAGAGTCAAGATGAGCAAAAGATTTAAACAAGTAAACGTGCAACACTTTGCCACACTTGTGCAGGATATAGATATATCCAAGTATACTCAGAAAGAATACGTAGAGATTGTAGAAGAATTATATATGAGTATCTTCCGACACAATACCGATGGTGACTTTGTTGTAGAAACATTACCTAACGAGAAGGGTAATTGGAGAGTGCATAAACCTTCTGCAACCAAAGAGGAAGTAATGGAGTTAATCCAGAAAGGAAAAATGGTATGGGACAAGAACGTAATCTAACACCAACACAACATTGGGAACTGCATCAAGGACTGTGGCATATGCTAGGTTGTGATATGGAATTGTATAGTAAAAATAAAAATTATGTTATATATATTGACAATAAAACGAACAAACAATATAACTATTCAACACGAGGAAAAATAGAGGTAAAAAATGCCAACTAGTGCTTATAAAAAGAAACCTAAGAAACCTACTTGGGCATGGATATATGGAGATGAGATGCCAGAGTTATGGGAACACTTTGGCTTTCCATATCCAGACCCAGACGATAGGATGAAAGTAAAGTTTGTTAAGTATGAATCAAAGGAGATGCAACGTGGCTAAACAAAGAAAGGGTAGATTTATGTCTGATGTTTATTTAAATGCAGATGAATACATAGAGTATTATTCTGAATTAGCAGATGACTTAATGCAAAAAAAATTAGGTAAAGAA